CTGAAACTTCTGGAGCTGCACCTTCGACAGTATTCTGTCTGTGAGCAATAGCTGCTTCTTCCAGCTTGATCTTCGTAATGACTTCTCTAACTTTGTCATCAATCCTGACCATTTCAAGAGTGTATCTGTTATTATCCAGATGCTCCTGTTCCCACTTCAACTCCAAGAACCTTTTTTGTTTGTATAGGTCTTGTATCATAGATAACCTCCTCATAGGTTATTCTGTTAACTCGGTTATCATAACTGATCCCGAGATATTCCCACTTTATACTGTTTTCTCCAAGTTTGTCAAGGATTGCATTTTCTAGGGATTGTGGGTCGTCTTCAGATAGAACCTCAAATTTTCCGTGATAATCGTAGGCCCAAATGTTGACTATAAAATTTTTCATGAATCTCACCGTGTATTATGATTGTGGCGGAACAATGTCCGCCACAAAAAATTTAGTTATTACGCACCTTCAACGCCGAAGATACCTCTAGGGTCTGATACTCCAAATGAGTATCTTTCTCTAGCTTTGTATCTGACATTTCCAGTATCGAAATCACCTTCCATCGCAGTATTTAATGGAGCTCTTGTAAACATTTTCATACCGTTAGGTACGTCTGTAATGATGTAAAATGCATCAGAGTCAGTTAAGTAATTATTAACTCTGTATCCTTGCGGAACCATACCCATAGATACGATTGCATTGATATCATTATCAGCTGTTCCAGTTCTACCTTGAGACTTCATTAGTCTCTCAGCTGTAAACTGAAGCTCTGATGGGATAATCATTTTTACCCCTCTCGCTGCGATTCTAAGACCTCTTTCGTCAGTCATTTGAGCAATGTCAATCATTGACTGCTCTAATGATGTTTCGTTAAGATCTGCTTGAGTAGATAACGTGTTCTTGAAAGAACCCGATACCGTTGTGTGCGAAGTGTTAAACAGAGATACACCATCACCTGACTTAAACGTGTTAGTTGATGGTAGACCATTAATTAATGGCTCTACTGCTTTTACTTGTTTCGCATTACTCATAGATCTTGCTAAAGCTTTTGTATATCTAGCAGCAAGTCTATCGTAGAGATTATCTTCGATAGCTTCTTCTGTGATAGCAAATGCTAAAGCTACGGTCTCGTGAGTGTAACGAGCTGTGAAAGTTTCTTGTGCTTCGTCAAAAGATACGCCTGCACCTTCACCTTTCACTTGTGCGTTTCCGAAACCAGATAACATTACTTCTTCTTCAAAAGCTCTGTCACTGTTTTCGCTAGTATAAATCTCAGCATGCTGATTTTCATACCTTTTATATTCCAGCCCAAATAGTGCATTCAGGCCAGGTTCTAGCTCTTTAACTAGCTGTGATCGTGATATTGCCATAGTCTAATTGCTCCTATTAATTGTGGCCGTTGAACGAATTTAGGTTCGATACAACGATTACAGAGTGTCTAACCGCAGTAGCATCCTCATTCTCAGGATCCTCCGCTGATCTTAACATTCTAAATTGTTTACCGTCCGCTGAAGTAGTCGCTATATCTAGTGTAGACGAAGACTTACCAGTAGTATCGCTACCTGCTGATGTGTTCATGTCATACGTTTCTAGAAATGTTGTTACTCCAGTTGCCGCGTCCGCTGCAACCACGTATTGCTGGAAAGGGTCGTCTATTACAAAGGCAGTTGTGTCTTCACTGTTAGCTGGTGTAATAGTTGCTTTGTAGAAGTTCGAAAACGTTGGCTTCAAAGTTGTAGCCGCGTTAAAGAATATTCCGTTCAAAACACCTACGATATTTGCAGCAGAACCATTTCCGCCTACTACATAACCGCTAGAGATTTTAACACACTCACCATTGTATATAGTTGTGCTGTGGCCAGCATCGATTTTGTATTTCCCTTGACCTTGGATAGATGGTCCACCACCTAGTCTTCCAGCTGGGATAAGTCCAAAACCTTGTCCGTTTCTATTTGCCATAGTTTTCTCCTATTCCAATGTTAGTTTTAATCCGATGATATAGAAATAATTAAAAAATTATTTTTTCGTACCACCGAAGGTTACACGAGACTGCCTATCAACATTGATCGGCATCCTCTGGTCTTGCTCCTTCATTAGATCGTTTTCTACGGCTTTGCTTCGATCAACATGACGATTAGTCATGTAATCTTGTCTTTGCTTCGCAATCTCTTCGGGTACCTTCGCAAGTAGAAGGCCTCCAACCCCAACGACTCCCTTGTATTTGCCTTCTTCGACAACAGGATAATCAGATGCGTTTTCTATTTCTTCGGCACGAACTAATTCATATCCTTCTCTTAATCTTCCAGATATGTTTTTCGTATCTTGAAATCCAACGCTCTCTGCTCTTATCCATCTATACCTGAACCCATCAGGTGCAGGGGGTGCATCTAGAGCTGACGGATGGACCCAAACTTTTGGTCTTTCAGTCTTTGACCTAGTTTGACTCGCACGAGAAGTTTTTATGTTATCATTTTCCATACGCTTATGCCTCCTTCGTGGTTTTTAATTGTTTTGCGTACTCTTCGAGTGGCACTCCTAATTTTTTAGCTATTGCTACTTGAGAAGAAGTGAGTCTCACAGTCTTGCGTCCTGGTTTTACGCTTCTATTAGCTGATGCAACCGTTTGCACGGGAGCGGACGTTTTCTCTGCCTCATTATTACCGAATTTAGTCGGAAAGTCAACACGCATTCTTTTATCAATCTCTTGATAATACTCTTCAGAAGTCGTGTCATAACCTTCACCTTCTAGATCCTGGTGGTGTGCTATAGCTGTATTAGTCATGGCTCTATCAGTACCAAACCATGTATTCTTTACAGCCCAAGCCTCTGCCTTTGGATCTGGCATCGGTGTTAATTGTTGCTGATTCTGTTCTACGTTTCCACTATTAACAGGTTGTGCAGGTTTCTCGTTTTTAATCTGCTCCCTGTTTTGTTTCGCTTGTTTTATTCTAGCATTCTCAAAAGATAGTTCTGCTATTCTTTTGTTAGCTGCAATTTGAGCTTTAGCATCCGATGTTTCTATAGCTGCTGCAAGTTCTCTTTCCGCAGCCTCTAATCCAGCATTGATGTTTTTTTCAAATCTATCTAAATTATCTAAATCTGATTTTTGAAAACGAGACTCTGCTTCTTGTCTCTTTTGTTCCACAGATTTAGCATATTCGATAGCAGCTTGTTCTCTTCGCTCTGCTTCTCTCATTTTACGAGTAAGCTTTGCAATTCGAGATTGAACGCTTTTACTATATTCTTCTAATTTTCCGTCGTCCTCTTTTATTTCTTCTTGTTTCTTTGTTTCTTGAACATCCAACTGCTCATCAGATTTCTCAGATGAATCAGTGGACTCAGTATTGTTTTCAACTGTTTCATTTCCTATCTCCACTTCATTTTCTTTTTTTTCCTCTTGCAGATCTATTTCTGCACCAGGGCCCGATGTATCGATATCAACAGTCTTATTTTCTTCTGGCATAGTTACTCCTTCCTATGTTAAAACTCATGCAAGATGTCCTCTGGACTATCAATTGTTGCTAACACTTCATCGTCGTTTAGCAGACGAATCTCGCCCCCATCTATTTTAATTCGGCTACCTGCATAACGCGCAAACATAACCCAATCATTTACCTTGCACCATGGACCCTCTGGATATCTCTCTTTATCCCTATAACAATCTGGACCCATAGCTAAAACCAAACCACATTGTGATGCGACTTGTTGCTTCTCTAATGTAGTTTCGGCTAATACTAATCCACCTTTAGTTTTTTCTTTCATCTTGAAAGGTAAAACTAAAAGTCTCCAACCTGTTGGTTTTGGAATTTTTCCTTCTTCTTTTTTTGATTTTTTTACACCAATAAGATCATTGTTTGGTGTTAATATCGATGACTGTTCCTTTTCCATTTCGCTCCTTATCTTCTAGCAGGTTAGAGAGTTCCTGTTTCGTGGCTTCTAAGCCGTTAATTTGTCCTATTATATACTTATAATTTTCCATACTGTCAATACTTCCTGATGTTACCGTTACAGATAAAGCTTGAAGTCTGGTGTTTATAAATTTAATTAGACGATTTATGACGTTTTCTAATTGCATCTTTTCCTTTCTTAGCGATTGAAGCAACTTGACTTTTACCCATCACTTTAGCTCTTTGCTCCATAACCGTTAATATTTGTATTTTTCTTGCAAACGGTTTATTTACACGTTTGACTTTTGCAACAGTTGCTCTTGCATCTGATGGTGTTGCAAATTTTATTCCAACTGTATCTTTGGGATTTTCATCCGTATACAGTCTTCTTCCTGAACCTTTAGGCTTTTTTCCCGTTCCTTTTTTTGGATCCGCCATGTAATACTCCTTTTAGTGTTTTAGCTTGCGCAGCATGTGTCTTTGATGCTTTCTGCAAACCTTTCATTACTTTTTTAATTTTTTGTTTTTTTAACACTTCCATCTCCTTCTAGCCTGACGGATACGTGAGTTCGGATCGTTACGAGTTTTTGCTGAAGCTCTTTTGAGCTGACCTAGTGATCTTGCGCAGTATGATTTTCTACGTTTAGCAGCTTTTGATCCTGGCTTCACTTTACCAGTCACGGCTGTTTTTAATTTAGAGCCGGGATTTAATCTTCGGTATGCTTTGACACCGGCTCGTGTCATACCTGCTCCAGACTTTGTAGGTCTGAAATTTTTTTTATTTCTAGCTGGCATGGTGCCTTTTGAATAATCTTTTCTCATTAAATCATTCCCATTCTTTGTCGTTTCATCATGAAACCACCACCCATGGCTTTTTTTCTTTTTGTAAATGTTGGAACGTTTGTTGGTTTACCACCTACACCTTGTGCTTTACTTCTCTTTCTTGCAACGGCACTCCGTCTCTGGGAGTCTGTCATGCTTGCCGCTTTGGCAGCAGGGACGCACTTTGGATATTTTCTTTTTGATCCACTCGCAGATTTTCTTCCACATTTTTTAAAACCTCCGCCTTTTTTCTTAGCGCCAATGTCGACCCAATCTTGCTTGAACCATTCTTTTAGACCAGCCATGACATTAAGAATTCTTTCCGATAGCTTCTCTATTCATTCCTCGAATACAAACACCACCGCCTTTTCTTAAACCTTGTCTTTTCAATCTAGCAGTGGCTTCTGTTAATCCACCACCCATCATTTTTGGTTTAGCTGGTTTGATAGAACCACCCATAGCTTTACTAGGTTTAGGTCCTTTAAAATCTTTTCTTTTTACTCCAGAGGGATCTTTAATTTTACCAGCACAAATCTTAGAAGCGTAGGCATTAGCATATGCTGACGGGTACACGGCGAATTTTCTTTTCGCTGCGGCTTTACCTCTAGGACATAGTTTAGTCATTATCTTTTTCTCGCTGTTTGTTTTGCTCTTGCAAAGTTGGCCGCAGTCGGTGCACCTTTCGCACCTTTCTTACGCATCTTGCCACCACGTTTTCTTTTAGCGTGGATGTTTGCGTATAAACCTGGACGAGCCATTATTTAACTTTGCCGCCTTTTTTCATAAATCCCATTTTATTTCTAACTTTAGTTGGTAATTTAGCTAGACCTGGGTTTTTTTTAGCATCAACTTTTTTTAAGTTTTTCTTTTTACTTCCAAAAGTTTTTTCTATTTTTTTGACGTCGCCACCTACTTTCATCATAGGCTTCTTCATCATCATTCCACCACCCATTTTACCAGCTCTACCGCCAGCTTTGAATGCAGGAACTTGTTTATTAAATCTTTT